ATTAGTAATATCACTTTGAGTATCTTTAACCTTAGCAGCATCTTTAACATTAAACCTATAACGCTTATCACCTACGTTATATTCAAAACCTTTGAATTTTTGGTTAAAAACATTATTTGTTTGTTGTTTAAAAATAGATGCTTGATGATCTGCAGCTTTTTGACTCTCATCTTGCTCTTTGTTATATCTATTAAAGAAATCAACAGCTTTTTGTTGTTCAGGTGTTAACTTAACACCAGCTTTAATTTCTGCATAGTATTTAGACTTTAAGCCGTCTAAGTGGCTTTTGGCATTTGCAACTTGCTCTTTTAACGCCAATTTTTTTCTACGGACATCTCTTTCTTCGTCGTTTTCTTCATCAAACGAAAACTGATCGTCCATTAAAAAACTAATTTCATCATCCGTAAGATGTGGTTTAGTTTGTTTATAGTATTCTTTTAATAGTTGGTTTTCATCGTAACTTTCATAGTCTTGATTTAACCTAACATACTCTTCTAGACTTCCACCAGTTTCATTCATAAAGTCTACAACTTTTTGAATATTCTCTGGTAATTGTTGCCCAGTTTCCTGAGATTCACCTATTGCTTGTTCAATCTCGTCTTTTAATTCCTCTGTTTTAGTTTCAACTATTTCTTCTTTTTCTTCATCAGTTATTTCTTCAAGAACAGGAGTTTCTTCTTCTTTTACTTCCTCCTTAACTTCTTCTTTAACTTCTTCTTTAACCTCTTCTACAACTGATTCTTCAGTTTCTTTAGGTTCTTCTTCTTTTTTTACAGTTAAATCTACTTTAGGTATTTCTTCTTTTTGAACCTCTTCAACCGGTTTAGATAAATCTACCTTTACTGGTTCGTTAGGTTTGTTAGCAAATCTTTTTGCTTTTGGCTTTATTTTCATATCGCCACCTTCAGCTAACTCAGGCTCTTTATCTTTAGGAGCATTGTCAACTGGTTTTACTGACTCAACTTCTTGAATCACTTCTTCTTTTTTTTCTGACATAATATAATATTATAAAATTAAACAAATTTATTTAGGATCAAAATTACCCATAGTAATTCCACCACCTAATATATCATTACCTGAAGACTCAAAGCTTTTAGCTTTATCTTGCGATTTTCTTCGCTCTTCTCCTTGTAATTTTACTCTTTGATCTTTTCGATCTTCTTTTAAAGTTTCTTTTCTATCTAGTACTTGATTATCTACTTGCTTCATTCGCATACCTAATTTAAACTCATGATCCATAAGTTGTTTCTTTAGTGCTGCTTCTTCTTGAAGCTCTTTGCTTTTTATTTGAGCTTTAACTTGTTCTAGTTGTGTTTGCATCTGAGTTATAGCTTCTTGTTTTTGTACCTCAGCTTGAGCTGCAACTTGTTGCGCTTCAGCATTAGCCTTTGCTTGTGCTTGTATGTTTCTTTGCTGTAACTCCTGATCTCTTTCTTGTTTTTTCCTACGTCTTATTTTAAGCAACTGATTAGCTAACTTAACATTTTTAATCATACGTAAATCAATAGCATCTTCTAATTCTATACTTTGTTGAGTTAATGCCATTTGTATATTGTTTTCTAACAATTGTTTTTCTTCTTCATCTGGTTCTAGTTCTAAAAATATACCAAAATCATATAGATGTAGATCAGTCATTTCTTCTAATGTAGCAACGTTATGTGCACCTATTTTTTGTATAAATGCATCTCTTGTTGGTGAGTACTCTATAATATCTGATATTCTTAACGATAAAGCTTCACAAACCTCAGCTGTTAAATATAAACCAGCTTTTAGTATATGTCTAGTAGCTGTGTTACTATTTGCAGCAGCTATTTTTTGTATACCAACTAATGCTTTCGCGTCTGGTGTGCTAGCATCCCTTGCCTCATTTAATCCGGTCACGTCTCTTATCATCTGCAGATAATAATTGTATGTCTGTATTAAACTCTGTAGCTTGCCACCGCCGTTACTACTTTGTATTTCTTGAATAGGCACCTTTCCTGGGTTTGGATCTCCATCCATAGTTAAGGATCTACCGATTATACTACCAGTTTGGAAGAACATGTTTAATGCTTCTTGCGGGTTGTAGTTCGTGCCATTGCCAAGGTCAATCTCTGCAAGGCCATCAGCATCCATAAATATGCCGTCAGGTACCATTCGCGAAAGAACTTGTTGGAGTTTAAGGTGTGTTAATTGAATCATATCAGCAAAACCAGTAATACGTCCTACTAGTGATTCAATTTTACCTTTATACATTCTTGGAGCAACTATATTGTAATTCATTTTTACTTTAGTATAATCACTCTTAGGTCTCATCATATTTTTAGCAAGTTCCCATTTAAGTAATTTATCAGTACCTAATATAAGAACACCCTCGTATAAAACCTCTATTTGTTTTTCTAACTTACCAAACCTTTGTTCTAAAGCAGCATCAACTATAGGGTTAAATGATTCATCTTTTACAATAACCTTACTACCACCTGTAGCTGTGTCTTTTACTTTATAAACTTCTTTTGAATAAGTTTTATAGTTAAAGTACAATACTTGTACTTGATTTTTATCTATTTCATCATGCTCATGATGTTGGTTATAATAACCAGCTTTTCTAAAACTTTGACCTGATATTTCTTCTAACTCTTGTTGATCTAAATCAGGAAATTGTTTTACTAATTCGTTTATTGGTATTACTTTTACTTCACCACAGTAATATATATCATCAAAATAAGGATCTGTTGTATAAGACCATATTAAATTAGCAGGATCAACATATTCTATAGTAACACCTTCTGATGTATTAAAACCTGTTTTAACAGCACCAATACCTAGTACAGTTAAATCATAGTAAAATCTTTTTCTTGTTAATTCGTATTTATTACCATCCAATAAAACGTTTAAAGCTTGCTCTTCTGCTATTTCAACAGCTTGTTTATAATTAAGCTGCATATGTAATTCTAACTCTTCTTTATTTTCTGGTACAAGTTCTTCAGGATTTTGTAATATACCTTGACCATAAACACTTTTAACTTGTTTATCAAATTCTAAGTTGTTCATGTCTATTAATAAACTTTCCATATAAGCTGTTCTTTTGCTTACACCATATGGATCTTGCGAGTATGCTTTTATATCATAAACTCTTTCTGAAATACCATTAACAACTATATCTACAAATTTTGGTATAATAGGTACTGGTTTCCAGTCTAAATTAAGATAAGACATATCACCATTAATAGATAACTCGTCTTTGTATTTTTGAACTGACTGTTCACCTCTTGCATATAATCTAAGTTTATGAAAACTGTCTTGATTATTGGCGAACCTATAAGTCACACCATCTCTAACGAACCACTCGCTTTCGATAGCTTTAGCTACCTTCAAGCCATATTCTTGACTTATTTTTTCTATATCAGGAGCTACCTGACTTGGAAAATATTCTTTTGTTATTGATTCGGCCATATTGTTATTTTATTAACTTAGATAAGGTACCTTTATTTTCATACCTTGAAATCTTTATATTTAGTTTCTTTTTTTCTTTTACAGCATTAGGATTATATAAATGTCTATTACAACCCATTATAGCTAAACCACTACTAATAGCGGCGTCAAATTTTGTTCTATTGTTTATGTCAAACTTAGACCAATCGTGTAGAGTTTCTGTAAAATACATTTTCCCTCTATCGCCAACATGATCTTGTATATACATTTCAATAGCAGCTGCATGAGCTTGCTTTATGTCTTCACTAGAGTTTGGTATACCACCTATTTCTTTTTCAGCTGTAGATAATTTATTCCAAACTTTATCAGGTCTATTCATACTAAAACCTCTATAACCACGCCTTCTTAAATAATACAATAGACGGGGTTTATTATTTTCAGCAAGTATAGGCATCCCGTAGAATATTAAAGACATTAGAACGTCCTCAAAGAATATCTCGGCTGTCTGTGGTCTAGCTATATACTCTAAGAAAAACTGATTTGGTGGGCAGTCTTCCATGCTAAACTTAGTTAAACCATGCAAAGAACCTTTCGATCCTTTTCCATCTACTGTTCCTGATATATCATAAGAGTCACATCCAAACGCTCCCATGTGTTCATTACCTGGGTATTTAATTCCATTTTTAATAATTACATTGTTTTGTAATTCTACTTTTGGCACCCATGATACTTTAAATCTACCTTTTGCATCAGGATAAAACATTACTCTTGTATCTTTAATACCGTTTATCCATTGAAAATTCCCAGTAGATATATAATCCTGAGCAAACTCTTCGTTGTAATCTATCTGCTCGTATATCTTTGATAGATTAAATATGCTGTTTTTAGTTTCGTCTCTGAAAGCATGTTCTTCAGTACGTGGAAATTGTCTATAAAATTCATTTAAAGCATCTCCATCGTTTTTTAATCCATCAGCTTCATTTTGCCAATGATTAATAACACCAACATCTATGAAGTCACCGTGTGGTCCTTCAACTTCTGTTTCTGGTGTATCGAATACAGGTAACCCATAAGAATCAATGAATCCCTCGTAGTTCCACTCCATAGGTATGAACAAACTATATAATCCCGAGCTAGTCTGTCCATTGCGGTTTCTTTTTGTGACATCTGAGTTTTTGTATAATTTTTTGAAGTTGTCACCACCTTTATCTAAAGCGTTTGATGTTGAACCCATCATACACTTACCGATAATTCTACTACCTAATCGCAGTGTTGTTTTTGTAACTCTCCAGTTATTTAATATGTTATTAGGTCTCTCCCATTTACCACTTTCATCGTGTACTAATAACTTTAGTTTTTCACCATCATAACTA